AGGATGGCGTTGGGAACCCATTCGTGTTCGTTGGGACAAGACAGAGCGATTCCAGCGCGGTCAAATGGGTCGTACCATGAATGCCGATTGGGTCGCCAATTCCATTTGGTCCTCTATTCACAATCCTGTCACGGAACACATGATTCGCACCGGTGATTTGGAGGAAGCCGCAGAGGAGGCGGCGACTGCAGTGAAGGCCGCGGCATACTACCAACGCAAGGTACCTGCACGCGACCTCCATCGCATCCGTGGTCTCCGTGAATTCCACAATCGCTACATCAAGGAGGAAATCCTACTCGGACATGCCCTCAAGCCAGGTGTAGCACTCTATGACATGACCTGTGGGCAAGCGGGAGACATCCATAAGTGGATTCGCGGCAAGGTAGAATGGGTCCTCGGCACCGATCTTGCCGAGCGCAATCTGACAGATGCCCGTGATGGTGCTTACCGTCGCTATCTGGATCAGACGGTCCGACTGAATGGTAAACTCCCCTCTATGTTGTTTGTACAGGCTGATGTTACCCAGCGGCTTTCCGATGGAGGTGCCGGCCAGTCACCGATGGATCGCGCGATCCTGAGGACACTGTGGGGTGGCGCAGCAAGTGAAGAGGCTGCGGCGCCACCCTATGCAGCCCTCTTCAAAGGCAAGGCCAAGGACGGCTTTGATGTTGCAGCCTGTATGTTCTCCCTTCACTACTTCTTCAAGGACCGTCCTACAGTAGATGGATGGCTCCGCAACCTGTCGGAAACTCTGCGCGTCGGTGGCCTGTTCGTAGGATGCTGCTTTGATGGAGATTCCGTTACGAGTCTGTTGGGTGGTGTAGGACAAGGAGAGACGAAACGGGGTGTAGAGGGAGGCGTGGAAGTCTGGAGTATTACAAAACAATACGAGGACGATGTACTACCTCCTACAGACGCTGGACTGGGTCGCCCTATCACTGTAAATTTCATCTCTATTGGTGAGAGCTACACGGAGTACCTTGTGAGCTGGCCCTACCTCAAGGAGCGTCTGGAAGCCATTGGCTTGGAGCTGTTGAATGCGGAGGAGCTAGCAGAGCTCGGACTCCAGCATTCTACCAATACCTTTGGGGAGAGTTATGAGATGGCGGCCAAGGCGGGCCGTGCATTCCCAATGTCTCCTACACTAAAGCAGTTCTCCTTCCTGAATCGTTGGTTCATTCTGAAGCGGCGTTCCACGGGTGCCGAGATTCCCTACACGGCGCCTGGTATTGCGGCTGCGCTCACTGCGGCAGAGCGTGAGGAGGCGATGGGGCCTGTAGGACCTACCGGTGAGGCACCGGCATCTGAGGAAATCCGTGCCGAGGATCAGCTACCGAATATCGCGGGGCCTTTGTTGGAAATTGAAGAAGTGCCTGCGGAATTGGAGGAGGAGTTTGAGAGGCGAGCTGCCGAACCAGAGGTGGAGGAAGTTGCGGAAGTTCCTGAGGTTACTAAAGCAACCAAAGCTTCCAACAATAAAGCTAATAAATCCAAGGCCACCAACAAGACCAACAAAGCCCAAGGCCCTATCTATAAGATCTGGCAAAAGGGGGAACTCAAGGATGACCTGGACATTGGAGACAAAGGCTGGCGGCGCTGGCTAGGTACATTTGCCCAGAGTCCTGTAAAGGACTGGAAGGATCCTTCCATTGAGTATCCTTCTCTAGAGGCTGCCTTTGCTGCCGCGAAATACCAGGTGGCGACAAGTACACCAGAACTCGGTCCGAAGTTGTTCAGTGTGGATGGCGAGATACACCAACAATATGCCTTACAAAGGGCCGAGATGAAGAAGATTTCTGAGACAAAGGAATGGTCCCTACAAGAAGACGAGGGTGATGAAGTCCGTAAGGCTATGCGCATAACTGAAATGAAGCGTGCAGGTGCCAAGAAGTACGATGGAGATAAATGGATTGCCGCGCTTCCTACAGTCATTGAGGCGTATGTGAAACAGCGCTATGAGGCGGATGAGCGATTCAGGGCGGCTGTAGATGCTGTGAAAGCTGCTGGTGGTCAGATCATGTTCTACACTACACCGAAAGGCAACGAGTTCAGTGGGTATGAAGAGGACGGTGTCATTAAGGGGGACAATCTGTACGGCAAGGCACTCATGGAGGTTGCCTGAAATTCCGCTCTGCTAATACACGTTTAATGGCGAAGGATTGCCTTTCCTCTCTATGAATAAGATATCATGTCAAAAGGACATGATATCTTAACCAAGGAGGGGTTAGAGGGGAACGCTCCACAAAATGGCTTTGCCATTTTGTGAGCATTGACCCCACGGCAGCTACGCTGCCACGGTTCCCTCAAAACTTGATGAAGACCCATGCTCCCCACAATCTACCACCACCCTTTTTGAATGCCGCAGACTGTTGAAGACGGAGCCCTATCTTGGCAGCGCCTTGCCCGTGTAAATGCGCATCCACGAGATGCCCGTATCTCGTTTGAGGAAGAGACGCACACCTACACGATTGACGGAACACGTGAAGGCTGGACTTCGTGTACCACCTTTATTCACACCTTCTTTGAACACTTTGACGCGGATGCAGTCATTGCCAAAATGATGGGATCGCGTAAATGGTCAGAAAGCAAATACTACGGGATGACTGCGGAGGAAATTAAGGCACAATGGGCGGCCTCGGCCGAGGAGGCGTCCACAGCCGGAACCCGCATGCATTTGGATATTGAGCAGTATTACAACGCTGATCCGATTGGGAATATGGCTGCGGATGGGTTTACACCCAATCCCTCAGCGGAATGGGATTATTTCCAGGCATTTGAGCGAAAATGGCGGATTCCCAAGGGGTTCCAGCCCTACCGTACAGAGTGGCTGGTCTTCAAGGAGGATATTAAACTCGCCGGATCTATTGATATGGTGTACAAAAAGCCCGATGGCAAGTTTGCAATCTATGATTGGAAACGTGCAAAAGAAATGAAATATGAGAATTCCTGGCAGAGCGGTAAAGAACCTCTTTCCCATCTACCAGACACGAACTACTGGCATTACAGCATTCAGCTAAATATTTATCGGACAATCTTGGAGGAGCTGTATGGTGCCGAAGTGGACGAACTTGCCCTGGTAGTCCTACATCCCAACAACGCCTCCTTTCAGGTCATTAAAGTCAATCGGATGGAAGACGAAGTGGAGGCAATGTTTGCAGCTCGCAAGACCATTGTAGGAAGTTAAGGCGAGCCAGTAAGATCCCATAAATCCTGGCGTACACGCTGGCGCAACCACCGTTGCTGATCACGCACCTCGGCACGTGTAGGTACATGAGAAGTTTCTAATTGCACGAGTGTACCAGCACTCTGGAATCCTTCTTTGGCTTTTTGACCTGCAAAAAGTCCGGCAATTAGTACAAGTGATACAAGGAGGATGTAGGGAATGAGGTGTTTCATTGTGAAGTTCTACCATTTACATAGTTTTTTATTCTGTATCAGATGCGATTAAACATGTAGTCATGGGCTTTTTGACAGAATCCTCAGTTTCCGACATAGATCCCTCAGAACTTGTATCCGCGATGAGATATTTTGAGGCAGGAGCTATAGGAGTCGCATATTTTCCAGAGGCGCGTGCCTCATCCACGGCGATCCAGAAGGCTTCATAAGCAGGCTGTCCCACTTCGGACCACCACCGACGGTTTCGGGGTACAGTAGTTGTCCACCAATCGGCAATGCGCCACACGGAATGTTCCAGGATTACCGCACCTGGTGGTATATCCATCGGCTTCCAACAGAGACATGCGGCCAATCCTTTTTCGTTAAGAGCATAGATAGGTGAATATGCGTAGGTCCATGTTTCTGGTGAGGCGTCTTCCGAGGGCGCAATTACCAGGACGGCACCCATACGTTCCGGTTTCTGTGGGGATACATTGGAAGGCAGGGGTGTCACAAATTTCCTACACACCTCTGCTAGGTCCTCAGCGCTGAGTTCGCCTTCCCCTCCAGTGAAAGTAGCGGCAGGCTGGGCATCAAACCGGACTTCAATGTATTCCACTGCGGGTACATCGGCCACCTCGGCCTGCAGCTGCATTTGACAGTAGTATTCCTGGGGAATTACGCCATTTAGGACGCGACTTACAGGAGCCTTGATTTCCAACAGGCGTCCTGCTTTGTCTCCTTCTATGATGATACCATCTGGACTTGCTGCTAAACGGGGAAGTGTAGGATGCCTGATACGACCGAGTGTATCACAGATGGGGGACTCCGCGACTTCTTCCTCGTACAGTGTACGAATCACGGGTTCGTAACGCCAGCCCCATTGAAAGGCATTCAGGGGCGAAGTATAGACAATCCGAGACTCTGTAGGGAGTGCTGCAATATCCTCGTCTGTCATGGCGGGCTGACATTTCTTGGCCATGGCAGTTTGAAATGCATTAGCCGTTCCGTATACAACTCCGGCAAATTCATGGCCGGTCAACAGATCACGGGCTTCTGCATACCAAGCCGCGCTTTTCTGGGGGGTTTGAGGAAGGGCAAGAAGACGTGGTACTGCATCGCTTGCGCTAGCACCTGTAGGGAGTGCAGCAAGTGCTAGATCACGCTGGGATAGATACCATTCCCACACAAGCCCACGAAGAATCTCTATAGCCTCTTGTCGGGTTTTGGATTTACGAAATGCTGTTGAAAGCAGGAGTTCCAGGGATTCACATCCCTCTTCTTCTAGCCATTCGGTAAGATCGTATTCATCCACAATTGGTGGAAGATCGGCCGTCCAATCAGCGAGCCATTCAATGCAAGTTGATAGCATACTTTCTTTGGTCATTGGATATCTTAATTTCCAACAATCACTGCAGTGTCGGGCCGTTCATTTTTGATCAGCATAAATAGAATGGCATTACCTTTTACCAATACGTGGATAGGAAAAGCACTTGATATATTACCTTACATAATTTTGATAGGATTATTCATTTCCGCAATTGTTGCACAAACTACGGGATGTGCAGATGAAAAGAAAGGTGGATTAGCCGCAGCATTGGTACCACGTCTTACAGCCCCGCGATTAATTGGGTAAACCACCAGCAACCATCAAAGTTGAACGAATGACATGCACAAAGAATCACATCCAACATTTCAATGGAGACTATTTCACTCGTTCGTGCTTCCGTTCAAGGCATTGTCTTTCTCGTAGATGCCACTTCTGGTAAGGTCTTTACTTACAATCCGGACAGACCCGTATATGTGGGAGATTTGGAACGCATTCCAGAGGAGGACAAACATACAATTTCCAAGACGAATGGTTGCATGGCAACCGCTCGTGTTAGGTACAGGTCAGATATTCGTGAGATAATGGCAGCCGAACGAGGTTCCAAAAAGTGATTGAATTCTTTCAGAACTAACTACAACTACCTACAAGATGGAAAGTGTCCTCCAGGATCGGCGCATTCGCATTTGGGAATTACTATGTCAGCACTATTCCATTCCAAAACAGCAGGTAAGTTTGCTAGACAAAGCTATACGTGCAGGTGAGGAACTACCACATCCTAAAAAGAATAAAAAATCATAAATTATACATCTTGAAGGCATTGTAAAATACCCAAATGAATATACCATATTTTTTGGTAACATGTAAGACACCAGACTAATGGGAACTGTATTGGAAGGAAAAAGAGTGCCAAGGATCCAAGGGGATATATGATCTGTCCAGAGGGTAAATAGAGATATGGATGTAACCACAACCATATAT